GGGTTTTCTTGGTCACGTAAAATTGTAGAACGTGAAAAGAATAGAGCAGAAAAAGTGTGGGAAGGCAGCGCATTTAGTCGCTAGGGGGTAGCGAAATGAACGATTTAGGCATTGAAGAACTAAAACAAATTATTACTTTTTACAAACAAAGAGCATCTGAATTAGAATTTTCTAATTTACAGTGGCAATTAAGATATGCTAAATTACAAGAGTCTTTGTCTCAACCAGTTCCAGCAACTAAGGTTACAAAAACAAAATCTGAATAGCGAGTAACATGATGGAATATGCACTTGCTAGTGTTTTGACTTTAGCGCTGTCTCTTATTGTTATCATTTGGATAGGATCCAAAAGAAAAATATCAAGAAAAAAAATTATATATCGTCAAAGCGATACTCATATTTTTTTAAAAGAGTTTTTTTCTAGAGATACTGAGATAAAAAATAAAAAAACACAATCAAAAAAAAGACAAGAAGAAAACAGCACTAAGATTATTATAACTGAAGATGATATTGCGTATTGGGTTGTAGATAATATTTTTTATACTACCAGAGTTATTGATGATAAACCAGATTTTGATAATGCAAGACCAGTAGATACTTCAAATATGTCTAAGAAAGAACTTGACAAAATGCTTTTTATATTGGATAATTTAGATAGGGGTGATAAGAATGAACGTGGTAGTTCAGGGAACCAGTGACTTTAATGAATATAATATATTTTTAAGGGCAATGGGCGTAGCCATGTCTGGAATGTCAGAAGAAGATACAGAGCTAAATGTTTATTCTTTAGGCCCTACAAGAATTAACTCTATGGTAATGGAGTTTGTCAACTTGTCAGAACGAGGAATGAAGGCACGTGGCAAAAAAATTAAATACTATAAAGTTCCGTTTTCTTGGGTAGAAGAGAATATGGAATACATGAATTACTTTGCGTTTATGAGCAAACCAAAGCAACCAGTATCTAGGTTAATAGCCAAAGCAGAAGCACTAGGAAAAGAAGTAGGAATATTTAGGTACTAATATGACACAGCAAGATCCAAGATTTTTTTGTTATAAAGAAGAATATTTTGGTGGCACAGAGTATATGGCTAGATATTTTCATAAAAATGTAGCACCATACATGCCACAATTAAAAGAATACAACTGTTTAGTTTTGCCAGGGCAAACAGATAAATCATATACTGAATTACTTTACGAACCAAAAGAAATTATTATATGGTTGCATAACTTAGTAGATCAATTTGGATTTCAACTGTATCATATGTTTACTGATAAAAGGTTTTTAGATAAAGTTAAATATATCATCACCGTTTCTGAATATCATAGGCAAGATGTTATTAATAAAACAGGTATCGATCCAAACAAAGTTGTTGTAATTTATAATGCTATTGATCCAGTTGATAATGATATATCAAGATTTGACAATGTAAAAGTTCCAGAAATTATCTATACATCATCTCCAGGTAGAGGTTTGGAGATTGGATTGACGGCACTATCAAAATTAGATATTGATTTTAGGCTTAGCATCTTTAATGAAATAATTCCAGATGTGATAAAAATTAATGATAGCAATAAGTTAATTCTTCAAGACCCTCGTTTCTTTTTCTATGGCAAGACTCCACACAAAACAGTTCTAAATCATATGTCACGTTCACATATATTTATACACACAAGCAATTGGCATGAGACATTTTGCTTATCTCTTGTAGAAGGATTAAGTGCAAATTGTTTGGCTGTATATAGTACCTTTGGGTCTTTGAAAGAGGTAGGATGTGGGCTTGGTATGCCATATGATATAGAAAATGATAATGCAAAGCATGTTGAAATATTTTCTAAAAAAATTATTAAAGCAATTGATGCAATTAAAACTGGTAATTTTAAACCAAAAAATCAAGCAAAAATTGTAAATACTAAATATTCATGGGATAATTTTAGAAATGCTTGGCTTGATTTTTATGAAAAGAGAATATAAGTGATTATAAAAGACTTGAATAAAATGGAAAAAATAGTTTCCAAAAACAGAAACCTTAATTGGGTTGGTTGGGATGTTGCAGATCGTCGTCGCACAGAGGCTGGCAGAACTGCTATTAACGGTGTTAGAGTAGATGGTCAATGGTACGTCCAGACAATTTATCCACTTACTAGCAACGGATGGGATTTACCGAATAAGTATAGGATGTAAACATGAAGCAACACCTTTGGAAAGATAATGCTTTGTGTCTAGGATCAGATACAAATATATTTTTTGATATTTATGAAGAAAAAACTGATACAAGGGAATTTGTTGATTCTCTTTGTCGTACTTGTCCAATGGCCAGACAGTGCTTTGCTGTTGGAGTATCTGGTAAGGAATGGGGTGTCTGGGGCGGGATATATTTAGAAGAAGGACAAATATCAAAAGAATTTAACAGTCATAAGACTAAACAAGATTGGTCTTATATTTGGCAAGCATTAACGATGGGATAGTTATGTATACAGATAATATGCGTAGGGTGTTTCATTCTATACCCGCCCCTAAAAACTTTAACATTTCTATTATTGACAACGAGCACTTTCTTACGATAAAATTAAATGAGAAGTCTTTCTTGCCATTAACACATGACGAGAAAATAGAAGCGGTGAAATACGTCACCCTTATAAAGAAAGTATTAGAAATGGAGGGGGCTGTTGTGGTAGTAACACGAGAGCCATTAAAGTAATGCAAACATTTTTACCACATTCAACATATAAACGGTCTGCTCAAGCCTTAGACAATAAAAGGTTGAACAAACAAATATTAGAAGGATATCAAATACTAAATGTTAATTCTGGTACGTCAAAAACTGGAGGATGGCGTAATCATCCTGCAGCACTTATGTGGAAGAATCATGAAGGAAGCCTGCTTGACTACATAAACGAGATGATAAATGAGGCAAAAGTTCGTGGCATAAATACTAAAGGTAATGAAAACAATATCAAAACATTATTTAACAAAGTGGGAGACATGTGGAACTACGATGCTCCAGCATGGATGCACGATAATCTTAAGCTTTTGCGTGTAATCACTACACATAGATATAATTTATTTAAAAAAGATCCTTTATATTATGCTAGATATCAGGTTGCTATCTACAGTCCTTACAATATACCATGCTGCTCTGATCGTAAAATTCCATGTCAGTACTATTGGGTAACACATGAAAGTAGAGTACAATAGTCTTATGGATATACTAGCAATTATATTTGGAATATTTGCATTATCTTTTGCAGTGGCATATTTTTCATGTGTAGTTCGGATTAAAAAAATGACAGAAGCTTTTGCTGAGGTTTTAATATCTCAAACACAATTAGAGGCTGCATACGATAACTATATTGAAACAAAAAGCATTGTGAATGATTCAGATATACATACACAAAATTTTATAAAGTTTCTTTCTGACTCTCGTGATTGGGCATTTGAATATATTGAAGATGTTCAAAAAGGTATAAAAAAGTTTATGTCTGAAGTTGAACCACAACTAAATCATTACAATAAATATGGTGCTGCAGTAGAAGGCATGATTTTGCCACATGATTTTGCTCTTAAAAAAATATCAAAAGAAGTGGAGGAACTTAAAAAATTTTTACCAGAGGAATCAAATGATAGACGTTAGAGGAATACCAACATGTCAGTGTCCTAATTGTGGAGAAATTTTATTTAGAGCCTTAGTGTCTTTTGATCCAGAAACATATACCATTGGCATGTATCATCTTGATATTCAATGTAATAACTGTGGTGCCCTTGCTACCGCACCCACACCGCTAGATCATCCAACAAAAAACTAATGATTAAATATGAGGTACAAAAACTATGAAAGAAATAATTTTATCAATACTGACAGGTTTTGGATGTGGTGCAGTATTTGCTGCATTCAAATTGCCAGTTCCAGCCCCGCCAGTTTTTTCTGGAGTAGCAGGAATAATAGGGCTTTGGGCTGGCTATGCTATACTAGTTAGAGTCATATCCTAGGAGGAAACAATGACACAAAAAGAAATTAAGGCAATGCTTGCATCGTACGCAAGATCAATTGTGGGTGCGACTGCAGCATTGTATGTTGCAGGAGTAACAGATCCAAAAGATCTATGGGCAGCACTTGTTGGTGCGCTAATTCCAGTAGCAGCACGAGCAGTTAATCCAAACGATCCAGCATTTGGTCGTTTGCCATCAGCGAAGGCTGTTGAAGGGGCTTTAGGTAAAGCCAAGGCAAAGAAAAAGGCTGCTAAGTAATAAACAGTCTTAGTAAAAATAAGCGGGCTTAGAAATAGGCCCGCTTTTTATATTAATGACTTAAACAAATTTAAATATTTATTTTTAAGAGCCTCTACAGAAAATGTATTATTGCCAATCTCAAAAGCTTGTTTTTTCATTTTTAACTGTTTTTTTCTAGTCATTCTCATGTAATTATCAACAAGTTCTGCTAACTCTTTTGGATTTGCAGAGTAGACATCAATAATAGATTTTGCTTTGAACTGACCTATGTGTGTTGCATCAACAAGCCATCTTTCTGGTAAAATTTTATTATTTGGTGATAGGTTTGTCATAAATACAGGCATAGCACTTATCAAGGCCTCATTCATTGGTAAACATAGTCCAGCATATCTTCTTGGTAATATCATTGCATCAAAGCCAAGATATAAATTTTCTCTGTTCTTTATATTTTGTCTCAATAGTTTGACTCTAGAATCTGATACTTCGTTTTCAAATTCTGTTTGTGAAGTTACAACTAATTCGTAATCTTCCTTAGAATATTTTAACATTTCAAAAACAATATTTGTTCCATTTCTATCTCTTGCCGCTTGTTTTCCGCCAACGTGCAGAAGCCTGCTGTGAAACCTTGAGAGATTCTCATCTCTTGCTGTTTTAAAAAGATCAACATTTGTAGGGGGTGGCAAATGAACAATCTTAACCTGATCTCCAAACATTTTTATCATTGACTCTATTTGCCAAAGACTAGGAGCAACAAAAACATCTGGCAAAGACTCTTCTTTGTTTTGTATATTAACTAAAAACTCATAATTATACTGAAGTATTGTTTTTATTTTTAGGTCCCTGGCCATATCAACAAACATAGAAGAATAAAATGTTTCGCAAGAAAAAACAATGTCTAAGCCTTCAAGAAATTGTTTTATTTCTCCACGTTTTGGAAATCCAAAGTTGGTTGTTATAACATTATATTCTTTATACCATTCTGGATGTTGTTTATTTTTATTAAACGAGGTAGAGTCAATTAAAAGAATTTTATTTGGATTAAGCATGTTAACTAATTCTCTAGTTTGATTACCAAGGCCAGTATTATCTGATCTGGCTATAATTCCAAGTCTCATTCTTTATACCCCCAAGTTTGATCATCTTTAGTGAACTTACGAGTACCTTTACGACCATCTAGGTGATATGAAGTTTTTATATTGCCCTCTGGATGATATATCCAAAGTTTATGTTTTTCCCAACCTTCTTTACTGAATACATTATATGGTTGAATATCATCTTGAACAACGCCATGAAAAGTATCTTCTATAAAAAATTTGTTTATACAAGATGGAAGCACCACTTCTTCGTAATATATTTTTCTACTTAAATGTGGTCTTTGACTCCACTGAGAAGTCATCATAAATCCATCTTGTAAGCCAAGCATAAGATGTTTATGTGAATTAGGAATTTGTGACTCAAAGTGAAAACGTATGGTGTTAGCTTTATTGTATTCAAACATATCTAAACATTTAGACCAGTCAATAGTAACATCTGGCGTTAATGGAGCATCTCCTTCAACGTAAAGCAAAATTGGTGTTTTAATTTCTTTAATCGTATCACGCATCATGTTGGTTTGATGACTATGCTCTTCAAAAACAAAAGGCAAAATATTTTTATATTCATGCAAACATTTCCAAAGTATACGATTTTTATATTCATCGTAATCATTTTTTCTATTTTTTTGTTCTTCTCTTAACCCATCTATTTGCATAATAATTTCATTTTCTGGAAAATGAATACGGACATCGTGAATAGTTTGTTCTATCATGGTGGTGCTAGGATGTTCTGGAATAACAGATGTAGCCATCACAATTGTTATGTCTTTAATTTGCATAGTAATAATCCATAATTTTGTTAGCAAAATCTCTTTTATATTTAATCCACCAAGCCACAGCACTATGCATATTAGCAGGATAATTATTCATAGTTTCTATCATTATTTGAGGCAGTTTGGTCCAATCATCAGTTAATTTTACTGGAATTGTTTTTTTATATACATAATCATAATAATTTGTTTCTCTACCCTGAGCATCTTTGCGATCTCCTATAGGCAAGGTAAGCATTTCTATGGCCTCAAAGAATCTAAATGAATCTATTACTTGTGCGCCAGATGGGGCTGGAGCGACCTTAGCGCTGGCTAGTTTGCGATAGTACTCCTGTGGTGGGTCCCCCTGTGCAAACCCCTCTGTAGGGCAATATAGAGCGTTTTTCATGCTAGGCATAACCTCTGCTAGCTCTTGTCTTCGCTGATGGGTAATTTGACCACCAAAATAAATATCATATTCTTTAACGGGATAATTAGGAAGATTATTTTTTAGGTGCTGAGGAACACCAATAAAAAATTTATTATATTTTTCGTGTTTTTGGTGCGGGTATTGAATCCAAATACTTATATTAGGATGTTTAATAGCATCAACATTAAACAATGCACACTCATCTCCAGTTATAAAAAGCACAACACGTCTAAGGTTTGCTAGTTCTTGATTTATTTGTTCTTCATTTTCTGCGTTACCCTGGCCTGGTATTACAACAAACGCCCTATCATCTTTAGGAATACTAGTGACTACAACCTGATCTACATGATTACGTTCAAAAGATAGCCTTAATAGTTCGTAATCCCATTTTCCGTCAGCAGAATCAAGTAGGTTTGTAGAAAATATATATGCTTTAGGCTGGCTCATAATATAAATGTACCTCATGCTGATAGTCAAGCAGTGTTTCTTTATATCCTAATCCCCACAGCCAAAATCTTAAATCATATAAATATTCATTCCATTGCTGC